GTTTCCGTACCTGATCGTAAAGCGTGCGGCAGCAGAAAGGTGTTTGCTTGAGTATGGAGTACGAGTACAAGGGCAAGCAGTACCGACGGAAGAGGGTCCACGAGGGGGAGAGCCTGCAGGGTCTAACACCTGACCTATGGACACTAGAGGCAGCAAAGAATGACCGAGGTCTTATCTGCAGACGGTGTCACAAGCTCCGACTCTGGGGACAGATGGAGTGCGTCTACGAAATACGAAGCGGAGATGTATACCGAAGCTGGGTTTGTCTCGCTTGTGGGACGTACCTCAGAAACGACAACATAACCGACATGGGATACGCATACGACAATGAGTGAACAAAGCATACAACTCTACGACTGGCAACAAGGTGATGTAGACTTCCTGAAGGACCTCAAAGCCGGTGGCATCTGGAACGAGATGGGTACCGGCAAGACCTACGAGGGTGCAGAGCTCATTCGTGACGGTGACAAGTCGTTGTGGGTAGGACCACTGACAACCCTCGAAGGCAGCATCAACAAGATGCGACAGATGGGCTTGAACGGCGACATCGTTCTACTGGACCGCAAGAACAGAAACGGTTCATGGAACCAGTTCATACGCCGCCCGAAGGGTATCTTTGTTGCCCACTGGGAAGCGCTTCGTCTAATGCCCGAGTTGCAAGGAGTCAGTTGGGACTTCGTCATTGCAGATGAAGTTCACAAGGCAGCGAACCGCAAAGCACAACAGACACGAGCACTCAAGAGCATCCGCAAGGTAGGCCAGAAGTTCGGTATGAGTGGAACTCCCGTCACTGGCTACCCCGACAAGTACTGGTCGCCACTTAACTGGCTACTGCCGCATCAGTACAGGTCCTACTGGAAGTTCTACGAACAGTACGTCGACTACGAAATCATTTACCCCCAAGGCTTCCACAAGATCACAGGTCCGAAGAACGAGAAGGAACTCCAGGCAGAGGTCTCCAAGTTCAGTGTTAGACATCTGAAGGACAGGCCGTGTTGTCCCGCACACCCTCATGGAGCAATGCCTTGGATACCGGAGAAGTACTACACCGAGGAGGTGGTAGAGCTCACACCAGACCAGCGACGAGCGTACAAGCAGATGAAGGACGAGATGCTGGCATGGGTAGGGAAGCAAGAGGATCAGCCCGTTGTTGCACCAGTTGTCGTCGCACAGATGATGCGACTGCAGCAGTTCGCGATGGCGTACGCACGTATGGAAGACAACCACGTGCTGTTAAGCGAACCATCGTCCAAGCTCGACAAAGTCATGGAGATCCTGGAGGACAATCCTGATGAGCGAATCGTCGTCTGGTCGCAGTTCAAACAAGCCATTTACCTACTCAGGGAGCGTTGTCAGAGAGCAGGCATACCGATCCTACTATACACAGGCGACAACCGTGATACGCGCGACGCTAACGTTGTTAGCTTTGCAAGTGGTGTGGGGCGTGTGTTCGCTGGTACTATTAGTGCTGGCGGGATCGGTGTGGACGGCCTTCAGTACGGGTCTAGTACTGTTGTCTTCCTTGATCGCCTTTGGAGCCCTGCGCTCAATACGCAGGCTGAGGATCGTCTCCACCGCGACGGGCAAACGGCTCGAGTCCAGGTAATCGACATAATGGCTCGCAACACCATTGACCGCGGACGGCACCAAATGTTGGAGCTCAAATGGAACTGGATCAAGAGGCTACTCGGCGACGCATAGGTCCGCCGGGACTAGAACGACAAGAGGACGTAGCACTCGACTTCTCCATCAACATGTGGAGACTCGCACTACACGACTACTGGTTGAAGAAGGGAGGGAGATGGCCTGGTCAAACAAACGCAACGTGGCTGAGACACCGCCCGGAGCCAGACCACTAACTGTCTATCCGGAAAGTCTAGAAACCCCGTTGCCTTCACTAGGTGACCTAAGGTATAATAGATCTATGAGCTCGGGCGATGACAAGTACATCATTCGCACCAGCGACCGCATCAACTTCAAGTCGTGTCGGCAGGCGTGGAACTACGGCTCGAAGCTCCGTCGTAACATGGAGCCGGTCCGCCTGCCAGCACCGTTGGACTTTGGAACAGCTGTGCATGCTGGGCTGCAGACGTACTACGATCCAAACACATGGTCGTGGGATCGAGACCTTGTGCAAACAGCAGCTCTGTCAGCCTTCGGTAGGACCAACTGGAACGGTCTAACAAGGTATGAGGAGCTTCGTGGGCCAGACGAGTTGTTGCGTATCGAGTTCATCGAACGTGAGAAGCTCGGTCTGGGTATGCTAAAGAACTACTTCGCATACTCCCGCGAGCACGACAAGTTCACTCCTATGTACGTCGAAGTCGAGTTCGAGGTCCCCATTCCCGTACCACCGGGATTGAGCCTACCCAGCGGGTTCTCTCGCGACGAGAATGGGGACCTCACTAAGCTGAACGAAGACCTCGACTACGTTCCAGTAGTGTATCAAGGCCGCATCGACTTGGTGATCATCGACGAGCACGGCAACTACTGGATCGACGACCACAAGACAGCTGGACAGATCAGAGCCGACGTACTAGCACACCTTGAGATGGACGAACAGATGAAGTCCTACGTCTGGGCAATCCAAAAGCAACTCGGTGTCAAAGTGAAGGGTGTGATCTACAACGAACTCTACAAGGGCATACCTGAGCCACCGGCAATGAACAAGGTGCAGCGTAAGGGTCGGTGGTACTCAGTCAACATGTCACAGGACACTTCGTACGATCTGTACAAGAAGACCGTGATGGAAGAGGACACAGCGGCCTACGAGGCGGGACTGTACGACACCATGCTGGCGTTCTTGTTGAACCAAGGCAACAAGTACTTCCGTCGTTCGTCGGTGATGTACAACGACTTCGAGCTGGAGTTCCTTGGCCACCAGATCTGTCTCGAAGCAATCGACATGTTGTCCAACCCTTTGATCTACCCAAACCCGTCGCGCTTCAAGTGCGGGTACTGTATGTTCCGTGCACCGTGTTTGGCGAACATGGACGGCAGCGACGAGTCATTTGTTCTCAACGAAATGTACACAAACAGAGACACACCAGTAGGGTCCCCATACATAAAAGAACCACAGGAGGACGAGACGATTGTCACAAGCTGACCTAGAGACACTAGTTGCACCAATAGAACGACCCCGCGACGTTCTGACAAGGTCGAACCTTGGGAAGCTCACTGTAACACCTGCAGCTCTCCAAGACTTCACCCTGAACATGTTGATCTACGGACGATCAGGCGTAGGCAAGACACGTCTGGCCGCGAGTGCATCTGGGGTTCCTGAACTCGCACCCGTGCTGTTGATCGACATCGAAGGTGGAACATTCTCTATCCGTGACTTGTACCCAACTGTTGACGTTCTACGTGTATCGACGTGGGCCGACATGCAGGATGCGTACGACGAACTATACGATGGTCACCACAAGTACAAGACCGTCGTGCTCGACTCGCTGACCGAGATCCAGAAGTTCAGCATGATGAACATCATGGACGACTTGATGAAGGATCCGCGCAACAGCGACCGTGATCCCGACATCCCGTCGATCCGCGAGTGGGGCAAGAACATCGAGCAGATCAGGAAGATGGTGCGAGCCTTTCGTGATCTGCCGATGACAGCGATCTTCACGGCTCTTGTGGTTGAAGACAAGAACCCGAAGACAGGTGCCATTGAGAGGAAGCCGAGCCTGAGTGGTAAGCTCTCAGGTGAAGTTGCAGGCTTCTTGGACATCGTTGCCTACTACTACGTGAAGCCCGTACCTATTGCAGGGACGGCACCCACGGAGTACGAGAACCAACGACTCCTGCTCTCAATGCAAACAGAGGACACCATTGCGAAGGACAGAAGTGATCGTCTCCCTTCGGTCATCAAGTCCCCAACGATGCGTGAGATCCTCGAACACATAACAGCAGACAAGCAATAACAACCAGAGAGGAACAACATCAGTGGGATTCAAAGTCAACTTCAGCGGAGTAGAGGTACGTGACTTCTCGGAGCCCGTACCCAGCGGCTGGTATCACATGAAGGTGACGGACGGCGAAGTTCGTGAGTCCGGACCCAACGCGAAGAACCCAGGCGCCGAGTACATCAACTGGGAGCTCACGATTCAGGACGGTGAGTTCGAGAACCGCAAGGGCTGGGTGAACGCGTCTCTGCTTCCCCACGCTCTGTTCACACTCAAGGGCCTTCTCAGTGCAACTGGGATCGACTGCAGTGCCGACCTCGACTTCGAGATCGTCGACGTAGTCGGTAAGGACCTACTCGCCAAGGCTTCAGTCACCTCCAAGAAGGACAAGGAGGGGCGAGTCGTCGAGGGTGAGTATCAGAACGAGTGGAAGTCGTTCCGTCCCTACACTGGCGAAGTTCCGTCAGCAACCTCGGACACGCCGCTGCCGTAGTTGATCGTGGCGGGACTAGACTGTAACTGCTGCAGGGGAGGTCTAGTCCCGCCACCTACTCGTTGTGGGAAGGAGTAGCACTGGACACACAGAACGAACTCTCCAATAAGTGGGCCTCGTTCTTCCGGTTTGTATTTGGAGAAGATAACGAGGCCTACGTTTGTCTGTGCAGGAGAGACACTCAGTCGGAGTTGTGGAACGACGAGTACTTCAAGTGGCCTGATGAGCGCGACAAGATCTATGACTTCATAGACCGCAGTCTTATAGGGTTCGACATCTACTACTGTACACAACTCCTTACCAGGCCTGAGAGAAAGAAAGAATACGCAGGAGCGTGTCCTACAGCTTGGGCAGATCTTGATCATTGTCACCCTGACGAACTGCTTGTAGCACCTACACTCGTAGTAGAGAGTTCTCCAGGTCGTTGGCAAGCGCTGTGGGTGTTTGAAGAGGCAATCGATCCAGCACAGGCTGAGGACATCAATCGACGCATCGCGTACTACCACCGCGATAAGGGTGCCGACACAAGCGGCTGGGATCTAACTCAGGTACTTCGAGTCCCGTTTACGCACAACTACAAGTACAACGGACCGTCTGTCATCGAAGTACCAATGGTGGCAGTCAGTTCATTGTCGGCGTACCAGAAGTACACAGTCGACGACTTCATGAAGTACCCACAGGTTAAAGGCTACGAGTACTCAGACATACCGTTTCCAGAGGGTGATGCGTTTGTGCTTGACGCCGACGCAATCATCGAGAAGTACAGAACGAGGATACCTCCTACAGTTCACGCTCTGTTCAAGACGGAACCTGATGACGACTGGTCTAAACATCTGTGGCAAATGGAAGCCATGCTCTTTGAGGCAGGCCTGACCCAGGAGGAAGTCTTCACAGTAGCTAAGGCTGCTGCTTGTAACAAGTACAAGCGAGACAACAAACCCGAAACACTGCTCTGGAAGGAAGTATGTAGAGCGTTCGCGGCCTACACCGAAGCGCATACATACGTTTCCCAGAGGGCCAAAGACGTTCCATTGCTCACTGACGAGGAGCGCAAAGACGCCGAACGTGACTACACAATCGTAGAGGAGTATATCGAATGGGCAAGAGAACTAGGCGACGCCGCTTGGCAGTACCATCAGGCTGGCGCGTTCGTAATACTGTCATCATTACTTGCCGGCAATGTCAAACTCCCCACGTCATACGGGACAATGAGGCCAAATCTGTGGTTCATGATATTGGCGGACACTACCTTAACCCGCAAGACGACTGCGATGGATGTCGCGATGGACTTAGTAGCGGATATCGATTCCGATGCGGTGCTTGCGACGGACGGGTCGATCGAGGGATTGTTCACATCACTTTCGATGCGCCCTGGCCGCCCGAGCGTCTTTCTGCGTGACGAGTTCAGCGGCCTCCTTGAGTCCATAACCAAGAAGGACTACTATGCAGGGATGGCTGAGACACTCACCAAGCTGTACGATGGCAAGTTTCAGAAGCGTATCCTCCGAAAGGATGTCATTGAGGTTCGGGATCCTGTGCTCATCATGTTCGCAGGCGGCATCAGGACGAGAGTCCTATCATTACTTAACTTCGAACATGTTTCTTCTGGGTTCCTTCCTCGCTTCGTGTTCATCACAGCGGAGAGTGACATTACACGTCTGCGACCACTTGGACCGCCAACAAGTACTAGTCTCGCTGGCAGGGACCGACTAGTCTCGAAGTTCACCAATCTCGCAATGCGTTACCAACAGACAGCAACTGTACATGCCAACGGACGGACAATACCAGCAGTGCGTACCTTCAATGCAAACTTAACGCCCGAAGCATGGTTGAGATACAACAAGTTTGAGACAGACCTACTCGCCCACGAAGAGGACGCACTGAATGCCGACTATCTCACTCCCTGCCTTGACCGTCTTGCTAAGTCAGGACTCAAGGCTGCTGTTCTTATTGCCGCCAGTCGTTCTCATAGCGACACTGTTGTGGTTGACATACGGGACCTCGTCAAAGCGTTCTGGTACGTCGAGCAATGGCGAGAACACGCACTTAAAGTCCTAAACAACATCGGACGTACTCAGACGGAACGTCAGATGGAACTCATACGACTTGCCATCGGTAGACACGAAGGCATCACTCGATCCGAGCTCATGCAGAAGTATCATCTCACTGCACGCGACGCCGACAGCATCTTCCAAACACTTGACCAGCGTGGCCAGATAACTCGACACAAGTCTGGTCGCACCGAAAAGCTGTTTCCAGTCCATGTCTAGCCGACCTGTGAATCAGTAAGGAGAGGGGACCCGGGATGACACACGCCATAGCCATATGCA